GGTTTCATAAATAATCGTAAACCTTATTGTATTGATATGGCAACATACCCTGTTATAAACAAAGAGACTGGTGAACAAAAAGAAGTAGCAATGAGTATCCATGATTGGGATCAGTGGAAGGATGATAATCCTAATTGGGAAAGAGATTACTCTGATCCTTCTACCATGCCAGCTTTAGGAGTTGAGGTTGGTGAATGGAGAGATAAACTTGTGAATAAGAATCCTGGATGGGGTGAAGTTCTTAAGAAGGCTGAAAAAGCAGGTGGTATTTCTGGACGATTAGCAAGAACCAGAAATATTGGTACAACTGAAGGTGACGATTAAATCATATGCCACGTAAAAAGAAAACAACAGACCCAATTGGTGTCGGTATGACGGCCAAGCAAATGAAAAGAAAGAAACCAATTAATACCGATCTAATGAGAGACATTGAGCCTCTCACTCAGAATCAACAAGTTTTATTTAATGCTTATGCAGAGAATAAAAATCTTGTTGCATATGGATGTGCTGGTACAGGTAAAACATTTATAACTCTTTACAATGCTTTGCGAGATGTATTGAGTCAAACTACTCCTTATGATAAAATTTATATTGTAAGATCTCTTGTTGCTACAAGGGAGATTGGATTCTTACCTGGTGATCATGATGATAAGTCACTACTATATCAGATTCCTTATAAACATATGGTGAAATATATGTTTGAGATGTCTACTGATGCAGATTTTGAGATGCTCTATGGAAATCTTAAAACACAAGGAACAATTGATTTTTGGAGTACATCATTCATTCGTGGTACAACTTTTGATAATGCTATTATTATAGTAGATGAATTTCAAAACTTAAATTACCATGAACTTGATAGTATAATGACAAGAGTTGGACAAGATTCTAAGATAATGTTCTGTGGTGATGCAACTCAGTCAGATCTTACTAAAACCAACGAAAGAAATGGTATCATGGATTTCATGAGAATAATACGTCTTATGCCATCACTTGATATTATTGAGTTTGGAGTAGAAGATATTGTTCGTTCTGGATTAGTGAAGGAATATATTCTTGCTAAAATGGAAGTTGGTTTATAACTAATGGAAATTATTGATAATTTTTTACCTGATTATTATTTTAAATCTCTTTCCAATATTATTCTAGGTGACGAATTTGATTGGTATTATAATGATTCTACTGCCATGCAGGATGATGGAAAGATGGCTTTCATTCACCTGTTTTACAAGACTCAAAGTTTTGATTCCATTAATAATACAAAGGTTATTGGTCCTACTGCATCTTTCTATAAGATAGAATCTTATCTACCTTTCTTTAAGGTAAAACAGGTTCATAGGATTAAGGCAAATCTAGCTCCACGAACTGTTTTTCATCGAAAGTGTGAGTGGCATATAGATAATCTTCCTTGTTCTACAACTGCTATTCTTTATATGAATACTAATAATGGATGGACAGAATTTAAAAAACGTGGTAGAGTAAAGAGTGTAGCAAATAGAGTTGTTATTTTCGATTCTAATCTAGAACATCGAGGAGTAACTTGTACTGATGAAGGGAGAAGAGTTTTGATTAATTTTAATTATGAAGTTTGATCATTGTAATCACTTAGGTGATTTAGAATTAGAAAAGAAAGAAACACCTGGTTGCCGACTGTATCATCTTCCTGATGGTCAGTGGGTTCCTTCTATTACATCAGTAACTTCTTATTATAATAGACAGATCTTTATTGACTGGCGTAAGCGAGTTGGTATAGAAGAAGCAAATCGTATTACTAAAAAGGCAACAACCCGTGGGACAGATTTTCACGAAGCTGCTCAAGCATATTTGGAAAATAGAAATTTGGTCTGGGAGGATTACCTTCCTGCTACTCGTTTTATGTTTCATCATGCTACACCATATCTGGATAAGATAAATAACATACACGCTATAGAAAGAACTCTTTACTCTGAGTACCTTGGTCTTGCAGGTAGAGTTGATTGTATAGCAGAATATGAAGGTGAATTAGCAGTCATAGACTTTAAGACATCTGAAAAGATTAAACCTGAGAAGTGGTTAGAAAACTATTTCGTTCAGGAAACTTTTTATGCTGCTGCTTATTATGAATTAACAGGTATCTCTGTCAAGAAACTTATTACCCTTATGGTAACTCCTGGTGGTGAGGTAAAAGTGTTTGACAAAAGGAATAAAGGGGATTATATTAAGTTACTAGTAAGGTATATAAAAGAATTTGTCAGTAACAATACTAGGAGCGAGAATGCCGAAGAATGAATTAGAGAAGGCGATGGAGAGCAAGTTCTTTTGTTCTACTAGATTTGCTGAAGCAATCGAATCACTTGTTCTTAATAACAAAGACATGAATTATATAGATGCTATTGTGCATTTTTGTGATCAGAACAGTCTTGATTTAGAATCAGTTCCTAAACTTATTCCTAAACCTTTAAAGGAAAAGATAAAGTATGAAGCATCGGAACTTAACTTTTTAAAACGCAGTTCCCGTGCGAAATTGCCGATTTAATTCCAAAAAAGTCGAAAAAATATCGCCGCAATTTTTTGCCCCTATTACTTTTTTTAGATTATGGATGACCCATTAGAAATGAAAAAACTTGCACCAGGCACTACGTGTCCAGTGATGGTTACGAAGATCCCTAAACAGATTCAGAAGGAGATTGAGGGTTGGGTAAATGAAAGTAAAAAGATTAAGAATAGTCCATTAGCAGAACTGAAAGCCCATGAGAATGTAGGGTATCTTTCTATTGATGGTAAGAAACATAATTCATATCAGTGTTCTATCTCTCCTCATTTAATTGAGCAATCTTTTTGGTTGGCATGGGTATTGAGATTGTCAAAAAAATATTGGGGAGGAGAAAGGAGACATAGATTGTTTAAACTAAGAAGTTGGTCTGGTCATTTTGATGGATATGATATATGGACTAACTTTGCATATAAAGGAGATGATAATCCTACACACAACCATGCAGGATTTCTTTCAGGTGTGATATACTATAAGAATCATGATCATCCTACTATTTTTGATGAACATGGTATAGGATATGAAGGTAAGGATGGAACAATGGTAATGTTTCCTGCAAGCACTTTACACCATGTAAAACCACAGACTGTTAATAAAGAAAGAATTACTTTAGCATTTAATGTCATGCAACTACCTTCTCCTGCTCCTAACGAATTGTGATGCCTTTTGATGCATACCGTTGTTATCTCTCGTTAAAGAATCACTTTACTAAAGACCATTACGATTATATAAAGTATCGTGGAAAGACAAGAGCAACTCACCAAGCCTTCTATAAGAGAAAGGATAGATTTTGGTTTGAGAAATTTGCACGACAAAAGAATGATAAGGAAGTAGTAGATTTTTTTGTATCCAATTTTATATACTCTACTGATCCAGGAACTATGTGGATTGGTGAGATGATTAAGGAAGGTGAGGGTAGATATCAGGAGTGGCAGAAGAAAGTTCAGTCACTTTCATATGTTTTTAAAGAAGAGATTAATGATCTTTTTGATGGTATGAAAATAGATGATGTATTTGATTGTTCTAATGGACACCCTCCTATTCTTAAAAGTTACTTGGCAAAGAAAACCTCACTTGAAACTCTGGTGATATGTGATAGAATACTTGAGTATAGAAAAGATTGGGACAAAAAACTGAATGATCCTGTGTGGGAAACCGTCAGTAGAAAAATAAAAAAGTATAGTCCCTTCCTAAATATAGATGTACCCCATTATAAAAAAATTCTCAAGCAAACAGTTCTATGAGTGATTTCTTTCAGTCAGATGTTGTCCGTGCGGAGATGGCAGAGATTAGTGAACTCCAAGAGGAGATCTATACTAATGTCTTTAAGTTTCCCACCATGTCTAAGAAAGATCAGCAATATCATATTGATATACTTGAGAGACTTCTTGAAAAACAGAAGGTTATGTACACTCGTTTGAGTTTATCTGAAGACCCTGAAGCAAAGGTCATGAAAGATAGTATTCTACAGAGTGCTATTTCTATGGGACTTCCATCTAACGTTGATGTGAATGCAATGTTCAATCAAATGAGTAAGATGGTTGAGATGATGAAAGGTCAACTTGACCTTAATTAAATTACATATTATAATAGGTACATACAAGCCAAATCTCAACAAATACGAGGTAATCTAATGTCTTTTAAAGACCTAAAAAAGCAGTCCTCTCTAGGATCTTTAACTCAAAAATTAGTTAAAGAAGTGGAGAAGATGAATACTCAAGGTGGAGGTGCTGATGAGCGTCTCTGGAAACCTGAAGTAGACAAGACAGGTAATGGATACGCAGTTATTCGTTTCCTACCAGCACCAGAGGGAGAAGATATCCCTTGGGCAAAAATATATTCTCATGCATTCCAAGGTCCAGGTGGATGGTACATTGAAAACTCTCTTACTAGCGTTGGTAAGAAAGATCCTGTATCAGAGCACAATCGTGAACTATGGAACAGTGGTAATGAATCCGATAAGGATGTTGTTCGTAGACAGAAGCGTAAGCTTTCCTACTATGCAAACATCTATGTCGTAAAAGATCCTACCAATCCTCAAAATGAGGGTGGAGTATTCCTCTACAAGTTTGGTAAGAAGATCTTTGATAAG